GTACTGGTCGAATTCCTCAAAATGCGCCACGCCGAAGTAACCAAAGGGCGGGGCCAGGGATTTCAGCTTGCCGGGGTCGTCCAGGCCGTAGAACTGTATGGTCTGCCCGGTCGGGAGGTATTCTAGCGTGTATGGTTTTTTTGTCTGCCTCCACAGATGCCTGATTCCCATGCGGTCAATGACTCGATTGTATTCGGGCCAGACCGAGGTCACGATCGTGTTGGCGACTTTTCGCAGAACGATTCCGTGGATCTCCGGGATCCGCATAATCAGCAGCAAGACCTCTGTCGCTGCAAAGGTCGACTTGAGGGAGCCACGGCCCCCGTCACCCAGGTACTCGGTGTAGTTCCCGCTCCATACCGCGGTGTGCGCTGCGTAATATTCAGGAATTATCAGGCTGCTCAGCCTCACCTGCGGGCTTGTCAGCGGCAGGTTTTGCCGGTTGCGTTGCTGGTATGTCATCGATGAACACCACCTTCCCGTTCATGCCACGCAGCTCCGGATGCTCGCTCCATCGGTCAGGGCATCTGTTCTTCAGGTAGAAGCAGATTGCGCCAAGATCACCCTTGGCGGCTTTCTGAAACAGCGCATTCTCAACGACGGCGATGGACATCTCGCGGCCATTGTTGAGCGCTGCGCCTATAGTAGCGGGGTATTTACTCATCCATCTGGCGAGGGAACGCCTGGAGATAGGCACGCCTCGCAGGCGCTCCATGTTCTCGCAAATCTGGTCCTGCGTTAGGCCCTGCTGCGCCCAGCTTTGGAGGAGCAGAAGGCCCGTAGGGTCAGTCCAGTCCTCGGCCTTTGGGCGTTTTTTCGGCAATGCTCACACCTCCTCCGTACAGGCTCTGTGCGGGGCGATTGCCCTCGCTCGGGTAACTTGTCGCATCACTTCAATCTAACCGCCTCGCGGCCCGTGAATTGCTCCCAGCGGTCGATGATGACGTCAGCGTACTGCGGGTCAAACTCCATCGTGAAGCAGCGGCGATTCATCTGCTCGCAGGCGATGAGGGTGCTGCCGCTGCCGCCGAACAAATCCAGCACGATCTGCCCGGGCTTGGAGCTGTTTTTGATGAGGTGGCCGACCAGCGGGACCGGCTTCATGGTCGGGTGCTCTTTGTTGGCTGCGGGTTTGTCGTATCGCAGCACGGTGGTCTGCTCTTTCTGGAGGAACTGCTGCACACGGGTGGCCCATGCCAGCAGGTCTTCCTTCTTCATTTTCTTCAGATCCTCGGGTTTGGCATCATCGATGACCGTGGTGTTGGTGCGGTCGTTGATGAAGTAATGGCCTGCACCCGGCTTCCAGCCGTACAGACACGGTTCGTGCTGATACTGGTAATCGGCGCGGCCAAGGACGAGGCTGTTCTTCACCCAGATCAGGCAACCGTGCAGTTCCCAGCCTGCCTCTCGGAACATCGCGCGGAATGCCTCGCCCTCGGTGTCTGCGTGGAAAATGTACGCGGCTGCACCTGTGCGGCAGGCGTCCAGTGCACAGCAATATGCCTGGAGCAGAAACTGTCGGAACTGGCTTTCATCCATGCTGTCGTTCTGGATTTTCTTGCCGTTGCTGCCCTCGTAGTCCACATTGTATGGCGGGTCCGTGACCAGCAGGTCGGCCTGTTCGGTGCCCATCAGCGCGTTGACGTATCGCGGGTCGGTACTGTCTCCAACCATGAGGCGGTGGTTTCCGAGCTGCCAAATCTCGCCCACCTTGGTCATGGGTTCCTCGGGCAGCTCCATCTCGTAGTCATCGTCCTCTGCGTCTCCGTCCACATCGGGTACCTGCACATTGAGGCCGAACTGGGAGAAGTCGTAGTCGAGGCCCTGGAGCTCCACATTGAGCAGGGGAATGTCCCAGGCTGCCACCTCGCCGGTGGAATTGTCCGCGATGCGGTATGCCTTGACTTGCTCCTCGGTGAGGTTGTCGGCAACAACGACCGGGACTTCTTTCAGCTTGAGCTGCTTGGCTGCCTTGTATCGCGTGTGCCCCACGATGATGGTGCCTTGCTTGTCCACCACGATGGGCTGCTGCCAGCCGAATTCTTTTATGCTGTTCGCCACCGGCTTGACCGCTGCGGCGTTGTTTCGGGGATTGTTGTGGTACGGGTGTACATCCTCGATCTTCCAAGTTTGTACCTGCATTGGTTTCCCTCCGTTTTGTGTGTTCTCCTTCTATCGTATCATGGTTTTGGCGGGCAAAACGGGACGGGTTTTCCACCGCGCTGTTCGTGTCCAAAAATGGCAGCTTTTTGGAACTGAAGCCGAAAAGCTGCCGGGTATTTAACGGAAATACCCTGTTTTCGGGCAACAAAAAAAAACCATCCCCGCCGGAAAGGAGGCATAAACCGGCGGGGCGTAAAACGGAGGTGCACGAATGAAAAATCACCCGGCGGTATTATCATACCATCCGGGTGAAGGAAAAACGGGACAGGTTTATTTGGTTTTCTTCTTTTTGGGCTTAGCAGTCTCTTTGCTTTTCCAGAAAGCGTCTGTCGCCTTTTTATTGTCGGTTGCTGTCCAGCGCTTGCCAGCCTTTTTCGCTGCCTGCTCCTTCTTCCAGAGAATTTCCATTAACTCTGCCTGGGCGTGATCCATTTCGGCTCGTGTGGCCTGAACTGAATTACCTGTTTGCTTCATTGGTGTTTGCTCCCTTTTGTTGTTTACCATTTCTGGCCTTTATTGTACCAGTCGTCGCGGTGGATAACCCGATTTTGGACAGTTAGCACGCTTCGGTTTGGGACAGTGTAAGTTCCGCCAGCCTGATTGGAGCGGATCACGTTATACCCGAAAAGCGCGGCAAAGATTGTTCTTGCACCTCGGTGGGTACTGGCGTTTTTCCCGTAGTAGACTTGGTGGCAGTTTATGATTTTGTTGTAGGCTTGAGGGTTTTTATTCGCCCAAGTTGCAATCATGCTGTCAAGTTTTCGCTCGGTGATGACCTTTGCCTTGCTGTTTAGAACGGCTCGAATTTGTGCGGCTTTTGGCCCATAGCCGTAGCCCCAGCTCGTTTCTGCATCCTTGGCAAAATACGCGCCGTCGCCATGTATGCCGCCGCTTTGAAACTGCTTGCCGGTCATGAATTGGGCACTAAAAGTTTTTGCATCTGGTATATTTTTGCTCGGGCTGTCCGTATGAAACAACATCTGAAAGTTCCGCCCATCCCGATGCTTTGCGGCAAGTGCAGCCCTCGCAAAAGTGCTTTCGTCTACCACCTCGGGCAGTTCATCCGACCATCCGATGGCATTGAAGAAGCGCTGCGTATCCGCATCTTGCTGATTGCTCTCCACGGGTGTGTTGTCGAAGATATCATCAAGCGCTACAGACAGGTGCGCGTCATCCATGGAGCGCAAGGCTGACACCTGATACCTCGCAGTCTGCTGCCTCGCTGCCAGTGTGCGCTGCATCCCTTGCTGGCTTCCCAGCCTTCCTCTGCCCATACTTGAACCTCCCAGTCAATTACTGGGTCTATCGTAGCATGGTTTTTGGGGGTAAAACGGGACAGGTTTATCCGAGCGCTTTGGTGAATGCCTGGTACTCGCGCTCGCCGTAGCAATAAACGCGGATGTCGGTCAGGCTCTTGGCCGGGAAGGTGCGCAGGGTGTCTGCTGCAATCTTCACCGCCTCGTTCAGCGGGTATCCGTAGATGCCTGTGCTAATGGAGCAGAACCCGATGCTGTGCAACCCGAGCTTTTCGGCTTCCTCCAGGCAGCTGCGGTATGCGCTGCGCAAGAGCTCGGCATCGCGCGGCCTGCCTGCGTAAATGGGGCCGACCGCGTGGATGACATACTTGGCCTTGAGCTTGAATCCGGGCGTGGCCACGGCCTGCCCGGTGGGGCAGCCGCCGATGCGGTCACAAGCACGCTGCATATCATCCCAGCCTGCCTCGGTGAAAATCGCACCGCATACACCGCTGCCGCCAGCCAGCTGCGCGTTGGCTGCGTTCACGATGGCGTCAGTGTCGGCGTAGACTACGCTGCCGCGCAGGACGCTGATTTTTGCCATTTGGATTACCTCGCTTTCTTCACGGAGGCAGTCTTGCGTTTGGCAGGGGATTTCTTCTTTGGCTTCGGTAGGTACTTACTCAGGTCGAGCGGCTTGCCATCCGCGCCCAGCATTCGGCCACCGCCCGGGTCGTGATGCACGAAGGTTCCGTGCTTTTCCCAATCCTTGGCGTCCTCGGGGTTCATGCCTGCGGGCGCTTTGTATTTCTTAGTCGCCATGGTGTGCCTCCTTTTGCTCTACTGTAACACGCTGCCGTGCAAAAGTCAATCTTTTACACAGTGACGTCGATTTCTAACTTGCCGTTGCGCCAGCGCACGTCTGTTATGCGCTGCTTTATGCCTCTTGCCATGACGCCTTCGGATTCGGCCTTGTTGGCGGTCATGATGGTCTGCGTGCCCTTGCCGATGCAGTAGTTGATGCGGATTGGCTTAGCGGTAAAAACGTTCGCGTTCGCGTCGGTCGAGAACGAGGTGTAGGCTTTATCGCTGAACCCTCCGCCGGTCTGCTGCATCCAGGTTCGCAGGGCGGCAGCCGTATTGCGGTTGATCTGATTGGGAAGCCCCATGGTTGTCAGAAAATCCGGCCCGACGAACCGGACGCCCTGGATGTTGCGGGGCAGGGGCTTCATCTGCTTGTCCATCCGCTGGATGGTCTGCTGAACATCGACTTTGGTGATCCAGCTCCAGTTGGGGGTGGCCTTATGGGCATCCGTCATGTCTCCACCGTTGCGCAGGTAGCGGTTCACGATGTAGGCCTGGCTGGTATTGACGTAGTCCTGGCCCTCGCTGCCATTCTGGCCCATTTGGCGCATGAGCGCTTGGTGGCCTGTCCAGTCCAGTTTGTGGTAGGTCGGGGGCGTCTGGGCCACTGTCTGAGGTTTGGGCGGTGCGGGTGTGCTTATGGCCTGCTGCATTCCATGGCTCGCTGCCAGTCTGCCTCTACCCATTGTGCTTGTCCTCCTGGGCCAGCTTCCCTGCGAACTTCTTCGTCAGGAATCTGGCCCCCATCATCGTGTGTGGAAAATTCTTATACTTGATGCCTGCGTCTTTGCACACCTGCTCGATGTCAGGTGTGAGCTTGCCGTACACCAGCAGGCCGGTGGGCTGTTTCTGCCTGAAAAGCTCGCGCACACCGGCCATGAAATAGCCGTACAGCTCTCTGCCCTTGACGCAGCCGACCGTGCTTATGGCTACGGTGCTGTGCTCCGGCAGGCCCTCAAAGGTCCAGGCAAAGCTGGCGGCATCTGCCCAGCTCGCGCTTGGAATGACCGTCAGCCCTCTGGCCTGCCACCAGGCTCCGAGCAGCTGGTTGCGGTAATGGTTCCACTTTTGGAGCGGCTCCGGGAAGTCGAGGTACATCGAGAAATCGGGTTCGACCACAAAGGCGAATTGCTCCAAAAGCTCGAGGTAAACCTCCGGTTTTGCCCAGATCCTCTCAAACTGGTAATCATCGCTGTAAAAGTGCAGCCCCTGCGCCTCTCTGAACTCGCAGCTGAGTGCGTCCTTAAACCGGACCATCGTGTCGATGCCCTCCGGCCATTCTGCGGGCTGCATCTGGGCGAAGCCCCCCGACGTGAGCCGAACCTCTGGCAGAAGGTGCCAGTTGACCAGCGTGGCCGTGCGAAACCGCTCATTATCCTTGCCTCCGTCTGCCATGGGTGCCTTCCTCCGTTAAATCTCAAAAGGCCCGGCGGTTGCGCATCATGGAGAGGCTGCCGGGACGGTGGCCCTGCATAGCGCGCTCGACGGAGTGGTCGCTCTTGCCGGAAACGCGCGGGGCCTATGTCTCCATCGTAGCACACTTTTCGCCCAAAAACGGGACATCTTGCAAGGCTCGCTGCGCTCGTTTCCGGATGCTCTCGGGGTCGTTCCCTCCCCCGAGCATCATCGCCACCTGGACCCAGCTGCGCTTGCCCGGACCCAGGAACGCAGAGCGGAGGATCCGCTGCGTGAGCGGATCCTCGATGCTGTCTATGATCTGGCGGCGATGTGCTCTGCTTAGCCGCCGGAACTCTCGTATGCTCATGTACTCCTCCTGTAGTAGTGCTCTCTGTGCCAGCGTTCCTCTTGTGACAGGTCACTGTGAGCGCGTCTCTGGGCGTCTCTGACGGCTTTTGGCAGGGAGGCGAGTAACTTGTCGCGTGAATGCTGCAGCGCCCCCGTGGGGCCTCCCAGGCGGCGCTGGTCGCGTATCTGGGCTTCGAGCGCTTCGAGCTGCTGCAATTTGCGTTCGTCACTGTCCATTGTGCGCCTCCTCGGCCAAGGCTTTGATGCCCTGGATCAGCCCCTGCTGGCAGGCGCTCTTGCTCTCCAGCGATCTGGCCACGAGCTCATCTGCGCCACCCTTGACCAGCAGGCGGTGGATGATGACCGGGTGCTGCTGCCCCTGGCGGTACAGCCGTGCGTTGCCTTGTTCGTAAAGCTCCAGGTTCCAGGGGAGGCTGTACCAGATCAGGTGGTGGCCGCCTGCTTGAAGATTGAGGCCGTATGCGCAGCTGGCGGGCTGCGCCAGAAGCACATCGATCTCGCCGCGGTTCCAGGCATCGGCTTCCTCTCTGCCCTTCAGCACGGCGAATCTGAGGCCCTTCTCGCGCGTTTTCAGCTCGGCCTGTAAAAACTCCCGGTCGAAGTCGAAGCCGTAAAATACGAGGGCTCGCTGCCCGTCCAGCGCGTCGATAAGCTCTCCGAAGGCGTCCAGCTTGCACCGGTTAAGCGGGTGTGTCTGCTTCTCGGCGTCGTACATCGCACCGTTGCACAGCTGGAGGAGCTTGCCTGTGAGGGTCGCTGCCTGCATCGCGGTGATGGTCTCGCTGTCCACCTCGAGTAGCTTGGCTCGCTGCATCTCTTGGTAGAGCTTCCAGTCCTTCTCGGGGAACACCACCGGGATGTCCTCGATGATCTTCTCCGGCAAGTGCAGGTGGTCTGCTGCCTGGATGCTGATCACGATGTCGGCCAGCTTGGCCTGGATGACCTCCTCGGCGTTCCGCCTTGGCTTCCAGCTGTATACCTGCATCCCATTGCGCTTGTCTGGCTGGAAGTAGTTGTCTCGGAACTGTGTGAATCTCTGGCCGAGCCTCTGCCCTTCATCGAGCAGGAAGACCTGGGCCCAAAGGTCCAGGTAATCCTTCGGCGCGGGTGTGCCCGTGAGCTCCACCACTCGCTTGATGTGTGGCCGCATCCTGCGCAGTGCTTTGAACCGCTGTGTGCTGTGGTGCTTGAAGCTCGAGGCTTCGTCCAGCACCACCATGTCGAATGGCCACCGCCTGCCGCAGCGCTGCGCCAACCAGACCAGGCTGTCTCGGTTGGTGATGTAGATGTCGGCTCTTTTACTTAGGGCGTACTCTCGCTGCGTCGCGGTGCCCAGAACGGTGCTGAGCCTCAGTCTCTGGAGGTGATCCCACTTCTTTGCTTCGTCCTGCCAGGTGGCCTCTGCGACCTTCTTCGGGGCAACGATGAGAACTTTATTCACCTCGCCCAGCTGGATCAGCGCGGTTATGGCTGTGAGGGTGACCACCGTCTTGCCGAGGCCCATCTCGAGCCAGAGCGCCACGCCGGGCTTCTCGATAACTGCATTGATGCATTCCTGCTGGTAGGGATGCGGCGTGAATTTAGCCACCTCGGCTGACCTCCTTCCCTGGCAGGCTCGGTGCCTCGCCAGTGATCTCTCTGGAGGCCTTCCCCAGGTCTGCGGCCAGCCGCCTCGCGTCCTCTGTGGTGTTGACCTCATGCCACCGGAATCCCAGCCGTTGAAGCTCCTCGCCCCAGAAGGCCTGGAGGCTGTCTGCCTTGACCTTCTTGCCCGGCGCCTTCAGCTCCACAAAGGCAAGGACCTGGCCTGGCAAGAGGCAGATGCGGTCTGGCACCCCTGCCGTGCCCGGGCTGACGAATTTAAGGCACCAGCCTCCCTGCCTCTTGATCTCGTTACGGAGCGTGCGCTCCACTGCGTTCTCTCTCATGTGTTTTTGTCTCCCTCGCCCATTTTTGTCAACCGCGTCAACCGTTTTTCCTATTTAGTCTAAATATAGCCCCTTTATCCTATGTACAGGTATCGTATTTTACTTTTATATTTTTATAGTATTTTTGGTTGACATGGTTGACATATGTAATATATAACGATAAATCGCATTTTTCTTGTCAACCGAAGCTGTCAACCGTGTCAACCATGTCAACCGAAATCAGGGGCTTTCTGTCAACTGGCGAATCATGGACTTTTGTGCCATGCTTTCTGTCTGCCATAGGGTGCAAACCGCTGAACCGTGTTAGTTTTCTGCCATTCCGGCAGCGCCTCGAGGCAGGCGGTGATGCGTCTTTGCTCTCTCGGGGTGATGCGCTCGATGCGTCCGCTGAGGCATTCCTCCCATATCTCGGCCACGCAGGTGTAATCTCTCGGCACCGTAGGAATGCTCGCTTTATCGGCGATTATGCCATTTGCCCACTGTTCGCGTCTGTCGGCATCCCATGAGTTCCTCCAGTCGGCGGGGACCTCCGTTTCCAGAAACGCCTGGATCTTTGCCATCCAGGGGTCCACCTCCATATGTGCGGCCTGTTCCTCTTGGGCCAGCTCGAGGGTGTCTCCCTTGAAGTACAGGGGCTCCCCCGATTTGTAAATTTCGACCGCCTCTGCCCAGATTTGATCTACCGCAGTCTGGGGGAGCCAGTTGGTTTCGCCGAGCACCTTGATGTCGTATCGGGGCGGGTGCTTGTCCGTGTCAATGGGCCAGAATCGGCGGTTTCCGGTGCTGTCACGGAGGAATTCTATCTTGTTAGATGTACCAAAGAAGATGCACCGTCTGGGGTAGTTCACGGTGTTCCTGCCATAGCTGGGGCGGTATACATCCTCGCGTTGGCTGATGAACTGCTTCGCCGCCTCATTCTCGCTCTTGTCAAAGGCTGTCAGCTCGCCGAGCTCCACCAGCCACACCCCTCGGATGCTCTCCCGGGCGTCCTTGGTCCCGAAGCAAGTTAGACTGTCGGAGAACCATTTTTGCCCCAAATGGGCCACTAATGTGCTCTTTCCGATCCCTTGAGGGCCTGAAAAGATGACTACTTGGTCGTATTTTGCCCCTGGATGGAACGCTCGAGTCACCGCTGCGGCCAGGCATTTCCGGGCCACCGCACGGGTGTACTCATTATCCTCTGCGCCCAGGTAGTCGGAGAACAGGGTCTCCACGCGGGGGATTCCATCCCAGTGTAGGCCGTTTAGATATTCTACAACCGGGTCGCGTGCCGCGTTTTGCGCCTCCAGCGCCACAGCATCAGCAATCTTACCGGCGCCAGTGATGTGGTGGACACTCTCGAAATACCACCGCAGCCCTGCGTCATCGGTGTCCGACCACCACCGCTCCTCGGTGCGCTTGTCCCAGGGCAGGGGACCGGTGCATTTGCGCCTCTGGGCGAAGAGATCATCCCAGACCTTGCCTCGCAGGAGCTCGTCGAAGTGGATCAGGAGCCGCATGTTCTGGCTGCTGGCGAGGAGCTGCCCTTTGGCGCTGACCTCCAGGCGGTTGTGCCAGTCTTCGTCCGGGGCTTCTTCCTGCTGCGGGGTGAAGCCCTCCAGCGCGTGTTGGAGGTTCTCGTCGGAGAGAGTGCGGTATACATCGGGGTCCCGCATTGCCAGCTCTGCCATGGCGGCGTAGCTGGGCAGGCTGTGGGTCGGGGTGTCCAGCTGCGCGTCTGCGTCCATGGAACCGAACCGGTGGATGCGCACCAGGTCCCATGCGTTCACCAGCTTGCCTCCGGCGGGATCTGTGCTGTGATGGCTGTAGAGGAAGTTGCCGGAGTCGTAAAGCACCGCGCCTGCGGTGGTGCTGCCCTGGGTGAAGGTGTACCGGCCTGCGCCTGCGTCCGTGTATACCTCGGGGATAAACTTGGCGATGGCCGCAGGCACGTCGTACACGCGGCAAAAAGCGCCCACCAGGCCCTGTTTCTGGGTGGGGTCGGCCTGTTCCCCTCCGGGGCGCTTCGGAGCGCTCTCAGCGGGGCACAGGGGCCATTCCGTGGCGTCATGCCAGTCTGCGTAGGTGGACAGCAGGGCGTCCGTGGAGAGCGCCTTGCCCTGCGCCTGGTTGATGAACACTGTCTGGCTGTCGCTGCTGGCGCTGGGCCAATACATCAAACGTTCGGCCTCGAAGGTGGTCGGGTCCAGCATCTGCATGTCCGGGTCGATCACCTGCGCCGCTGCTCTCGCCAGCGGCTGATATTCATCTGCGCTGACCGGGCGGTCGAAGGGGAGAATGACGCGCAGGCGCGGATGCCTGGAGTCGTGTTTGCGGGTGGAATAAATCAGATAATCGCAGCCGAGGCTCTTGACGGTCTCGCAGAGGGCCTCTGTGGCCCCTGCTGGCGCGTTGTCGATGTCCAAGGTGATCATGCACCGACTTGTGCAGCAGCCGCGTTTACGGCGGCCCTCAGCCAAGGCCGCGGCCACAAAGCCGCCGTTGTCTTTGAGCATGTCCTGCTTGGACTTAGGCATGGCCATGTATTCTGCGTGGGTCTCGGTGCCCACGGAGGTGTGTCTCCGGGCCTCCTCGATGAACTGTGGCCAGGTCCAGTCCACCTGCTTCCATATTTTATCGGTTCGGCTTGTGCCGACGCTCAACTGCATGTTGTGTTCCTCCTATAACGGCTCTGTGGTTTCTGGGACGTCCACCCCGGCACCATCCAGCAGCGTCTTGGCCCAGAGATCCGCCAGCTGTTCTGTGCGATAGGCGGCGAATTTCTCGGTGACCACCGGGATGGCACCCTTAATCCGGCGCATGGTTCGTGGGGCTAGGCCAATCTGCCAGCATGCCAGCAAAACAATGTACAGGCACCGCGTGGCGATGTCCTGCCGTTCGCGCTCGACTGCTTTCTGGCCGATAGCCTCCAGTTCGTCCCGGGTTTTCCGGCTCACCGGGATGTGAGCTTTCATCGCGGGCTCACCTCCATGGCATCAAAGCGGAACGGGAAATCTCCAAAATGAGGCCAGGGAGCATCGGTAGTATCTGGGTCAGTTGCAGCGTTCCAGCGCTCGATGGCCTGCGCCTTGGTGGCGCCCAGGTGCCCGGCCCGCCCGCAGCGGGTGCAGGCGACCAGGTATCCCTTGGTATGTACAGGGTGTACCCAGTTCAGCAAATCACCGGCTGTTTGGCCGCAGATGCAGGGGTGGATTTCAGGCAGTTTCATCAGCTTACAGTTCCTCCCACTCGTAGCGGCCCTTGCCGGAGTTGCGCCACTGGCCCAGACCACGTTTGGTGCCGTAATCCAGACATTCGCGCACCATGTCCTCCAGCTTGGGGTCCAGACACTCAATCTCAAACTCTGCGGTGCTGCCTGCAGGCACGCTCTCACTCTTGGCGATGCTGACACGCTCGCCCTGCGGGGTGCTGGCCCGGAGCGGGCGCTCGCAGTAGCCCATCTTGAGGCCGTGAAGGTCGTAGGGAATCTCGCGGGGGTACACAAAAATTAGGCCGTCGATGGCTTTTTTGTAGGCTTTCAGGCCCGCGCAGGCCTTGCCGCCGGGGTACCCAGCCTTGCCAGCTGCCGCCAGCGCCTTGCAGGAATCCTTGAGCATTCCCTTGATCTGGTAGTCGTAGATGAACGGTGTACCGTCCGCCTGTTTGGGAAATACTGTGATGCGGTCTTCCGCGTTCTGGGCCTTGATGTTGTCGATTTCCTCCGAGGTAAGATCCTCCGTGGGGGCCTTGCTGGCGATGTAAGTGCCCATCAGATCCTCATTGCTGGGGCTGCTGCCCAGGGCTTCTTCCAACAAATTAATACGTACTTTCATTTTTAGTTGTCTCCTTTTTTGTAAAATCGGTTGCTATTCAGCTCCAATGCGTGGTGCAGCGGTTCTTTGCCGTGGCTTTGCCCTCGCAGGTCTGGGCGCATCCGTACCCTACTTTGCCTACGCATGTCCGGGGCAGGCGTAGCTTTTCCTGTGCGGTTCTTTTCTGTTCATTTCCTATGCGATGCGTTGCTCTGCACTTCTTCTCCAAAGCATTACTTGGCACTTCTTCTTCAAGGCATTGCCCTGCTTTTCTTTTCCGGCGCGTCGCGCAGCGTATCCAGCGCGTTACTGTGCATTTCTTCTCCCCAGCGTCGCGCAAAACTTCCTTTCCAAAGCGTTGCAGTGCATTTCTAATCCGACGCATCGCATGACTTTTCTTTTCCGAAGCATTGCAGTGCGTATCCAGTCCAGCGCGTTGCGGGTGCAAGCATTGCCGCAGCTATGCGGCTTACTGCATATCCTTCGCGTTGCTTTACCTTGCGGTTCCTATCCGAGGCATTTCATTGCTTTGCACTGCCCCACTTTGCCTTTGCCAAGCAACACATTGCCAATGCCTTGTACTGCTTTTCTACTCCGCAGCCACGCATAGCTCGTCTCAGCGATGCCTTTCCGTGTCTGGGCCTCTCAGTGCCCGGCTTTTCCGGCGCTTATCCGCTCGGACCATTGCCTGCGCCGATATCAGTCCTTGGTGAAGAACTGCCCGACCCAGCCCTCGGCATTGAGTGGGAGCCCCTCTGCCCAGGGCGCGGGCTTGCTCATGATGCGCCGAACATCCTCGAGGTCTGCCTCCGGAGTGTCGGTGTGCCTCTCGATGACCACCTCGTCGTGGATGTGGAAGACCACCCGGTATCCGGCCTGCTTGAGGTTGTCTAGGGCGAATTCCAGGCAGTCCCGCCCGATGGCCTGTGTCAGGTTCTCGGTGAGCTTGCCTCCGTAGGTCTCGCTGTCCTGCCAGCCTGCGTTGGTCTGCTCGCGGTAGTGGATGTGCCCGTCGTCGGTGACGCGCGGGTCGGCGTAGTAGAGCTTTCTGCCGCTCGGCAGGCTCATGGTCAAGAAGGGGAAGGGGCAGGTCGTGCTAGCCTCCATGCGGAAGGTGACGCCAGGGATAGCCAGGCAGCCGCGTTTGCTGTTGATGACAAATTTAGCCGCGTGCTCCATGGTCCTCCAGAGCTGGACGATGCGCGGGTTCTGCTGCCGCCAGCGGGTGACCATGTCCTGGATTTCCTCATCGGGCAGGTCCTTCAGCGCGCCGCTGGTGTCCATCCTGCGCATGGCGCCTACCCCGCCCTGGTATCCCAGGGCCAGGGTGGCCACCTTGCCGCGCTGTCGGTAGCTGTAGTTGGGGTTTCCCTTGCGGATGGTCTCCACCGGGATGCCGAACATCTTTGCTGCCGTTGTCTCGTAGATTTTGCCTGTCGTGCGGAATACATCGAGCACCCATTCCTCACCTGCTTCCCAGGCAATCAGCCGGGCCTCGATGGCGGAGAAGTCCGCATCAATGAACACCGCGCCCGGCTCTGGAATCAGCGCGGTGCGGATCATCTGGCTCAGTACGTCGCTGACGTCGCCGTAGATCATCTCCAGGGCGGCCAGGTTCTTGGCCTTGATGAGTTCGCGCACTTCGCCTTGGTGCCTGAGGTAGGTCCGCGGCAGGTTCTGCACCTGTAGCAGTCTGCCTGCCCATCGTCCGGTGCGCGTAGCGCCGTAGAACTGCAGCGTCCCTCGGATGCGCCCATCGGGGCCTGTGGCCGCCTGGATTGCATCATATTTCTTGAGGGAGGATTTCCCCAGGGCTTGCCGAAGCTCCAAAACCCGGCGCACGTTCGCGGGCTGGGGGGCTTTCAGGGCTTCGGCCACTGTAGCTTTTTGCAGGTCTGGCAGCTTTGCGCCGTTGACTTCCAGCCAGCTCAGGAGCTGCGCGGGGCTGTTGGGGTTGCTCAGTCCGGTCAGCTGCTGCGCCTCCTCGAGCAGTTCGGCGCTGTATTGATCGCCGCACCACAGTGCGCCGCTGGTAAGGTTTGCATCCGTGGCAATGCCGCGGCTGTTCATCCGTACATCGTCCCGCCACTGCTGCCAGATAAAGTCCGGCACGGTGAAGGGTTCCAGCAGGTTGTCGATGTGCCTCTCTGTCTCGACGTCTCGGATGTTGTATTGCCGGAAAATCTCCCATTTCTCGAGGTCGTGCCTCGGTAGGTTGCGGGTGCGGCCACCGTTGGCTTTGGTCGGCTTGCAGGGGCAGCAGAAGTAGTGGATAAGCGCTGCGCCCTCTCGCATCTTGGCCTTGTCCTCCGGCAGCTCGAGCGCCTTGCCTGCGTCTTTCAGGCTGGCAGGCAGGCCGCAGTACATGGCGTGAATCATGCTGTCTTCCCACTGTTCCAGCCAATCTTCACGCTGCGTCTGGCTCAGGTGGAAATACTCGCTAAGACACCACCACTCAAAGGCTGCATTCCAGGCCCGCTTGGTGTATCGCGGGTCAAAGAGCAGGGGCTTTAAAGCCGCCAGCCCTATGATGCCGTTGTCGGTGGTATCGGTGAGCTGGACCCTGCCATCGTCCACCGCCGCGCTTGCCAGCAGAATCTCAAAGTCCGGATCCTGGGCGTAGCGGTAGGCGCCCACCTTGCCAATGTTCTGAGGACTATATGTCTCCAAGTCAATCGTAAGTATCATACTTGTCTCCGTGCCGCGTTCAGCTCAGTATATCCTCAGCTTCCGGGGAGCACGGCTCGAAACCGTCCGTGCCTGTGTCGCCGCCCAGCCGTGCACCGTCCTTCGTCTTCTGGATCGCTACCAGCCCTGCGCTGAGGCCCTTGCCGCCTTTGGGGTTGTTGTAGGCATAAATGCTCACCTTGACGTTGGCGTAGCAGCCGCTGTAGACCTCATCGCGGTCCATGACCGGGTTGCAGCGGGCATCGATGATCTTGGGCGGGTGGTCGGCGTTGGCCTTGGCGTTGAGGAAGTAGCAGCCAGCGTAGTTGGGATCGCCACCCTTGGTCGGGTCAGTGTCGCCATCGCGGAGCAGGGGGTGTGCGTAGCTGGCGGGCTTCTTGCCACCCCACTTGGTTGTGATTGCCTCGCTCTCGATCTTGGTCATCAGCTTCTGGAGGCGCTGGATGGTGGCGGTGTCCGTCTTGGAAATCAGCAGGCAGCAACTGTACTGCATCTTGTCGCCCTCCATGCTCTGGCGGGCTTCCCAAATGTTGGCGTAGCTCAGGCGGCAGGGGAGAATAATTTCGTTTGAGTTCATGGTGTTTTGTCCTTTCTTTCTTTTCATTCGTTGGCGGGGGTGAATCCTTCAGCGGCATCATAGGCGGGCCGATTATCGCTCTCCGGGGCCAGTGTGGGCTTGCCTTTGGGCTTCTCCACCCAGTTGCCACAGACCTCTGCAAAGCGTTTCTTGCCCAGCAGCTTCTCGGCTGCCGTCAGGCTGATGGGGCTGCGCTCGTACAGCATGGCCTCGCTGATGCCATCGGCTTCAATGGCCTTAAAGGCGGCATCCTGGTCGGTGAACCGGCGGGTGCTGCGTCCCTCGACCAGCTTCCAGCCGGGGACTGAGTGTCCCTGCTGCAGCTGCTTTTGGGCATACTCCTCCAGACATTTTACATACTCCGCAATACCCTGTGCCGCGATCAGCCACGTTCCGACCTCCTCGTCAGTCAGCAGGCGAGGGTCTCTGGCCTCGGGAGTCTGGGTCATGAAGTCGGCCAGCGGGCCGTACTTGTCCTTCCATGCCCGGCATTGTGCCTTCGCCCGGCACCACCGGCATTGCTTTTCGCCGGGGTTCAGCTCGCCTTTGCCCTCCCACGCCAGCTTAGCCGCTGGTCGCAGGGTGTTCTCGGCCCAGTCGAGCAAGCTTTCCGCGCTGGTCTCCCAGGTCTCCGGCTCGCTCTGGATGCGGGGCTGGACGATGCTCATGCGCACCGTCTTGATGTCGTCCGTGGTGTTGAACAACTCCCATGCGCCCAGCGCGTACAGCATCATCTGGATATTGTCCACCGGGCTGACAGGAACCCCTGCGCCGTACTTGAAGTCGATGACATGCAGGATGCCATCGCCGATCAGCAGGCAGTCGCAGGTTCCGAAGCATTCCGGCGCCCACCGCGTCATGCTGACCCGCTGCTCTACGCAAATGGTCGGGGTGTGCGGGAATCCGTCAAAGATGCCATGGATAAACTCGGCATACAGTTTGGCAGCGGCCTTCATCTCAGGGGTGTAGCTGTCGTTCTCCCACAGGTCCTGCGCCGGTGCTGCGGGTAAGCCTACCCACTCCGGTTGGCTGCGCCTGACCACCTGCTCGCAGAGGTAATGCGCCGTTGTGCCCTCCTCCGCGTAGGGGCTGGTCTCGCTGGGCATGCGCTCGGTGAGTCTGGCGCTGGGCGGGCAGGCTACCCATCGCGCCCCTGCGCTAGGGCTGAGGAGTGCGTGTTTACTTGGTGCCATCGTCTGCCTCCTGCGTGTCTGCGAACTCATCCACCAGTGCTGCTTTAAAGTAGCCCAGTAAGAAGTTGCGGCCATCATTAATAGGTGTACTGTTGCGGATAGCGCTTGCAGTGGCAAAAGCGAGTGCTTTCAAAACCTCCCCGCATTCGCCATCGACTTCCACTCGCGTGCGTTCCTTGTTGCGGGTGATCTTTACGGTTGCGGTGATGTTGGGGAGCTCCGCTTCCACCAATTCGAGCCAGCGCCCGGGGAAAGCCCAGGGGTGGTCATTCTGGAGGTTGTCCCACTTGACCCAGTATCTGTTGTTGGTGGGGGTCAGCCTATCTACCGTGCCAAGGCTGCCCGGCTCCGGGTAATACTCAGGCATCACTTCGTGCATCATCCGGGTGTTTTTGTTGTCCGCTACGCGGACGCGATCTCCAGTCTTAACCATTGAGGGTTACCTCCATTTCGTTCAGTGCTTCAGCCCCGTGCTCGCTGGGCATGTGCTCGGTGCCATCGTCTTTATCCTCCTCTACGCTGAGCGCATGGGACAGGACGCAAATCAGGACGTCAAATGGTTGTTCGGGGTTCAGCTTCATGATGACTTGCGCCAGCGCTTTGTGCACCCAGTCTGCCGGGCCATTCACTTCTACCTTTGCCTCCTCCTTGCCGGTAGCAGTAACCCGGATGTAGTAATCGGGCGCCGCATCCTTGACAGGCTCCAGCAGTTCGGAGGGCACCCGCCAAACGCAGTCTGGCCCTTTGACGGAGCCTTCGGGCCACTGAACTTGGACCTCCCCGCGGGGAATCATGTTTTCGCAGGCAGTGCCTACCGTGCCAGGCAGGGGGTAAAACTGAGGGGCGCGGCAGTGCTCCTTCATTGCCTCTGGGGTATCGACAAATCGTACCTTGTCCCCTTTCTTGAAACTACTCATTGTCTTTATCCTCCTCCGTCAAAAATTCCAACATCTGGAGCGCGAATGCAAATACTGCGGCAGCCTTGTCGTCGGAGAAGCCGCTGCTCTTGATGGTCTCTGCAGCGGCTTGGGCGAGGCAGTAAAGGATGCCGGAGGGGATTCCGGCGCACTGAATCTCCAGTCGGTGTTCACCATCGCAGGAGATGTGGATGTTTACGGGTGACTTACTCATTGTTTGCGGTCTCCAAATCTGCATAAGCGTTCGCCAGTTGCTCAGCGGGGATAGCGGTGAGCTTCGCTACGTTGTACGTCTTCAGCACCGCCGCGACCCTGTCCAGCTTGCCTGCCAGGGACATCTTGCGGCCCAGGGCCTGCACCTCGTCAATGGTGACCACCTTGGTGGCTGCGGGCTTCTCTGCGGGCTTCTCTGCGGGCTTCTCTGCGGGCTTCTCCGCCTCGATGGACATCTCTACGGCGCTTGGCACCGGGGCGCTGTTGGCCAGGAGGCCCTCGGGAATCTCAAACCCGACCATGCCTGCGCCGTCCATCAGCGCCTTGATGGCATTGCGGTATTCCTCTGCGCTCTCGGCGCGGATGCTTACTTCGATGGTCATTCGACTACCTCCTCGTTCGGGTCCGTGGCGGCCAGGTTGCTAAATGCGTAGTCTACGCACTGCTCGATGACCTGCCCCAGCGTGATGCCCGCCACCTCGGCGAGCATGTTGACCTTCATGTAAGCCTCGGGAGCCAGCCAGACTGGCGGGTTCTTGTGTTTGCCGGGCTGCTGGATGAACACCGGGCGGCCCGCCTTATTTCTCAGAATGAATTTTTCCACTGTTGTGCACCTCCGTGTGCTTGAGCAGCGCACCGCAGATGACGTTCAGCGCCAGCGTGCTCAGAATAATGCCGGGGATGTTCAGGCCCCCCAGCGCGGCGATCAGCAGCACCATGGCTGCTGTGCCTGCCAGTCTCAGAATGTGTGTCATCGTCAGTACCTCCGCTCTTGGCTGGTCAGCTGTCTGGCCAGCGTTGTTGCCGGAATGACTCGGCCCTTGCGCTCACCGATCCAGCCGGTGATGACGTAGCTCACCCGCTTGACGGGCAGGCCGGTGATGGCTGCTGCCTCGGTGATGGTTACCAGTTCGCCTTTTGCCTCCCGGCGGATGCGCTCCAGCGCATCCCTGTAACCTTCAGGCTCTCTCATTTCGGTGTCCTCCTGTTACTGTTTGCAGCTCTCTACAAAGGCTGCCAGGTCTTTGCCTGTGATTCGGATGGTTCGCCCATCGCCCAGGTTGGCGGCAGGCAGCCGGTTCTCCTTGATGTAGCGGTCGACGCTGGCGATGCTTACCTGCAAAATGTCGGCTACCTGTTCGCGGGTGTAGACCCGGCTTTCGATCAGTTCCATTCACGCCCTCCTTCCTTATTAAGGGCAACGCGGACTTGCAAAGCGGTTGAAAGTATGTTATATTCAGGTTGTCTAGGTCTGAATAGGTTTTAAAACGCTTTGTAACGTTGCGTTGCGTCCTGTTCTTGTTCCTTGTGCCTTATTTCGTCTTGTTTGGTCTTGGAACGTCTCCTATTCTATCCAATATTTCTTGGAATTTCAAGCCTAAATTCCAAGAAATATTGGATTCTACGTTTTGCACAATAGGAGGTGCACAATTTTGGCGACTTATGCGAAAATCATCTATCCAGAAAGCCAGGATGCCCTTGTTCTTCGGATTAAGTATTTGGCTGCCTCACGTGGAGTAAAAATGCGCTATTTGTCGGATCAGCTTAATGTTGATGCGGGTTTCTTCTCGGAGTGCAATCGAGGAAAACGAAAAATGACCATGCAGCAGGTGGAAAGAATCGCGACTTTGCTGTCCACCACTCCTGCCTACCTGTTAGGAGAGACGGACGAAAAAGAAAAGCCCACCGGCACTGTGGCCGATGGGCTGTCTGCAAAAGAGCGGGAGCTACTTGAATTGTTCCGGGGGCTTAGTCCTGCGGAGCAGGATGCGCAGCTTGCGCTGTGGAAAGCTCGGCTATAAACCGATCTAAAAGCTCGGGGTGCGCTCGCACCAGATCGAGTAGCTCTTTTTCACGGTTGGTGAGTTCCTGCATGTTCGTGGCCTCCTCTGCTTGTTCTGCTGACTTATTACAACTATACAAAACTTTAGGTTGTATTTCAAGTAGTAAAAATTGAGTTTGGCTTTGAAAGTACGGATTATGGGATTTCTTGCTCGGAGGTGTAATTTCTGTTATGCGTTCATTTGTCTCGCTGCGAGTCTTTTCCGGCAGAGAATTCATCGGGGTCAACTTTTTGGACCCGACCTGCAACATCTTTTTGAATTCGGACGGGTCCTTGACTCTCAGCAGCTCGCAGGATCGTTTTCTATTGCTTGATTATGAATGGGCGGGCCCTGCCTATAAAACTGTTTCTAATAGCGCAACATTCGGTAGCGCAAAAACGCGGGCCACTTGGACGAATAAATTGAAAACGACAGGGAACTCCTTTACTTATGGATCTTCCCAGGAAAGAGAAGTAAAGGGGCGTTGCAAGCTCTGGCTTCGGAACCTGGCAACGGGGCAAGAATTCTGCATCGGTGCGGACTGTGATTCCAAGGTGGAAGTTATGTTGGCGAACTTCCTACATGCTTCGCAGAGAGCCCTGACTCCGGCTCCCACACCTGCTCCTGCTCCTGCTCCTGCTCCTGCTCTTGCTCCTGCTCCTGCCCCTGCTCCTGCTCCTGCCCCTGCTCCTGCTCCTGCCCCTGCTCCTGCTCCGGCTCCCACACCTGCTCCTGCTCCTGCTCCTGCTCCTGCTCTGGAGCCTGCTCCTGCTCTGGAGCCTACTCCTGCTCCTGCTCCGGAGCCTGTTCCCACACCTGCACCAACTCCTGCTCCGGCTAATATAAAACGGGTAAAAAACTGGCCGGTCACCATCGCTACCGGCTTTGTCGTGGTTCTATTTGTGCTGCTGTTTTTGGCAGGTGCGTTGACAGGCGTGGTAGATGGTATACGGCTTGCCGTTATATGGGTCGTGGTTTTTGGCGTGTGCTGTATTGTACAGTGGGGGGTTCGTTTTATCAGAAAAGTATTGAATAAGTAATTCTGCAGTAAAGGGGGGTGTCTGTATGGGACAGCGTAAACGCCGGGCGGATGGCCTGCTGGAAAAGAAGCGAACCATCAATGGTAAGGTCATCCACTTTTATGGGCGTACCGTCGCGGAAATCGAACGGAAAATTGACGCCTACAAGGCCGAACTGGCCGAACGGGAAACGAACGGCGAGCTGTTCGAGGTCGTCTATGACGACTGGATGAAGCTCCGCCGCACCCAGGTCAAGCCCTCGACGCTGGAATGCTCGACGGCGGCTTGCGCTCACACCCGAGCCGAGTGGGCTGGCTACCGGATGCGGGAGATCACCCCGACCCGAATCGCGGCCTGGTATCAGCGCCTGGGCGATAAGGGATATGCAAAGGGGACGGTGCGCAACCACAACGACGTGCTCTCCTCCGTGTTCCGGCACTGGATCGTATACTTTGGCGGAGATTTCAATCCTGTTCCATACGTCGATGTGCCGCGTAATCTATCCACGAAAGTCCGCACACCACCTACAGAGGAGCAGCTGGCCGCCGTCCGTGCTCATCCCGAGGGCTTCGGCTTCGTGGCCTGGCTGCTCATGTACACTGGTATCCGTCTGGGGGAGGCCATGGCCCTGCAATGGTGGGACGTGGATTTCGAGGCAGGGCTGCTACACATCACTAAGTCGGTTTGGTGGGACAAGGGGCACCCCGTCGTGACGATTCCCAAGACTAAAAACTCCGTCCGCGACGTGCCTATTCTGACGGTGCTCCGCCCCTTGCTCCTGGAGCGGCAGGGAGCTCCTACAGACTATGTCTGCTCCGGGCGTGCCGCTCCCTTAACTGCGTCCGAATACCGCCGTCAGTGGGCAGCGTATTGGCGCTCGCTGGGCTATGCCCCACCCCGGGGCGCGGGAGCCTGGAACGCGGAGGTCTCCGCGCATCAGTTCCGGCACGGCATGGCCTCTATCCTCTATGAGGCGGGCGTCGGTGAGATGGAAGCCCAGCGCATCTTGGGCCACGCCTCCATCACCACCACCCACGAAATCTACACCCACCTGCGGCAGGCGCAGCTCGCTGCTGCCACCAACCGGCTGAACTCTTTCTTGGCCTCCGAGTCGCAGTCTGACAGTAAGTCGTGA